CCGGTGGCCGCGCGTGATGCGCCACGTGGCAGCCTTGATGCACATATTGCTTTAAGAAATGCTAACAAATCAGACTACAATCCACTGTCATCACTTGACAATACTAATTATGGTTAAACGAACTGCATGTGCATTGACGTGTGATGTGCTATCGTCATGTAAACATTCACATTACTGAGGACATCATTATGTGCGTTAGTTCACCCAGAGCCCCTGCACCACCACCGATATTACCTGAAGCACCGACTGCACCTGACGCAGCTACGGGCGGCGGCGCAGATAAGAAACGTCGTCGTCGTGCTGCAGCTGGTGCAGGTCGAAGTACGATATTAACAGGTGCCGGTGGCTTATCTGCACCAGTCAATACTGCACAGAAGACACTGCTGGGTTCATAATATGCCGACGATTAAGAATTTTAATAAGCGACTCGAATCCTTACGTGGTGAACGTGCGTCGTTCATTCCCCTATATCGTGAGTTGTCGGACTATCACCTGGCACATCGTGGTCGGTTCCTGTCATCGGATCGTAACAAGGGATTCAAACGCAACACTAAACAGATTAATAACACCAGTCGGTTATCTAATCGTGCTCTAGCATCGGGAATGATGGCCGGTATCACATCACCATCGCGCCCGTGGTTTAGATTATCTACCGGTGATAGTCAGCTTGATGACATCACATCCGTGAAGATGTGGCTGCACAAAGTGCAAACATCGATGTATAAGGTCTTTTCTTCGTCGAATACTTATAACTCACTGCATCAACTGTACTCAGAACTGGGTGTGTTCGGTGTGGCTGCGATGGGTGTGTATGATGACTTTGAAGATGTGATCTGGTGTCGCCCTTACACAGTCGGTAGTTATATGCTCGGTCTGGATGGTAAGAACGAAAGCGACACATTGTATCGTGAGTATGAGTTATCCGTTGGTCAGACCGTTAAGCAGTTTGGTATCGATAACGTCAGCACAGCAGTAAAGCAGCAGTGGGAGAAAGGTGATACTGAAGCATGGGTGAAGATTGTCCATGCGATTGAACCGAATGATGATCGTGACATGATGAGTGCGAAATCATCAGATAAGCCTACCCGTTCTGTTTACTATGAAGCAGGGCGCGGTGCAGCGGATGGCGATAAGTTCTTACGTGAGTCCGGTTTCGATGAGTTCCCGATCATGACACCTCGGTGGGATGTTACCGGAGAAGATGTTTATGCGAGTGATTGTCCGGGTATGACTGCGCTCGGTGATGCGAAAGCACTGCAGCTGGCTGAACGTCGTAAGTACCAGGCAATCGATAAGCTGGTCAGTCCACCGTTGCAAGGTCCAGCTTCATTAAAGAATAAGATGCAGGGCAGTACACCCGGTCCGGATGATGTGGTCTGGCACGTAGATGGTGCAAACGGTGCGTTATCAAGCATTTACGGTAACTATCGTCCTGATATCAACCTGATCAAAGCAGAGATCGTGGATGTGGAGAACCGCATTCAACGTGCATTCTATGAGGATCTGTTCCTGATGCTGGCGAACAGTGACCGTCGTCAGATTACTGCGCGTGAAGTAGCTGAGAAGCATGAAGAGAAGCTGCTGATGTTAGGGCCAGTGCTTGAACGTCTGCATACTGAGTTGCTTGATCCATTGATTGATCGCACCTTCAACATCGCACAGCGCAACGGCATATTCCCCACACCACCACCAGAACTGCAAGGTCGAGATCTTGATATTCAGTATGTGTCGGTGCTGGCGCAGGCGCAGTTGCTAGTGAACACCGGCGCCATTGATCGCATCACACAGTTCACCGGTGAAGTGTCTGCTATCTGGCCACAGGCCCGTCACAAGATTAATATTAATCAATCCATTGATGACTATGCAGAAGCGTTGGGTGTTGATCCTGCACTGATAGTCAGTGATGAAGATGCGAATGCAGCAGCGGCTGCTGAAGCACAACAGTTAAAACAACAGCAAGCCATCGAGCAAGGTGAGCAGATAGCGAACGCTGCGAAGACTGCATCTGAGACAAATATGAATGAGGGTAGTGCGTTGGGTAATGCGGTCAATAACCTCACAGGCTAGATGATATGAGTTACGACACTGACAAAAAGAAGATTATTGTTAAAGCGACGAAACATGCGCTCAACATTGAGAACATTATGCGATCTGAAGGTGGTCGTAACTACATGAATTCATTGTTGCAATATTGTGGTGTTAATGAGATTATGTTTGACAAAGATGCGAGTCAGCACAGTTTTAACACCGGATTACGTGCGGTGGGTGTGCATATTCAAAATGAACTTAAAGAAGCATCACCGGGTTTTTATATAAAAATGATTGAGGAAAACATCAATGAGTGACGACACAACAATAGATGCTACAGAAGCAGCTGCTACGAGCAGTGTGCTGACAGATGACGCGGCGACCATTGCTGCTGCGGCTGATACAACAATCGCTGATGCTGCTGCTGATACAGCGGCGGCTGATGCAACAAGTTCCGATGATGCAGCTGATGTTACTACTGATGCTGCAGCGTCTGATGAGGCTGGTAATGAAGGTCAAGACTTGCCCCCTGACACCTATGCCGACTTTGTTCTCCCTGAAGGGACGTTACTTGATGAAGCTGCACTTGCTGAAGCCACTCCTTTGTTTAAGGAACTGGGTTTAAGTCAAGCGAAGGCTCAACAGGTGATCGATCTTTACGCGAAGCAAGTCCAGGCGGGTTCACAAAAGCAAGCAGATACTTTTGAGCAGTTGAAAACTGACTGGCGTAAATCTGCTGAAACTGATAAAGAGTTTGGCGGTGATAAGTTCAATGAGAACTCAAAGATCGCTCAACTCGCTGTCACTACATATGGCTCGCCAGAATTGAAGAAGGTGTTGGAAGACTCCGGGCTGGGTAACCATCCTGAAGTAATACGCACCTTTTATAACGTCGGTAAAACGCTACGTGAAGATGTCCCTGGTCAAACAGGGAATGCAACTTCTACCGCGCAGAACCGGGTCGATATACTCTATCCAAAAGATTCTTAATTTTAAAGGGGAAACCTCATGGCTACACTAGGCGCAACATTTGTCGATTTAATCGATGTATATAAACTGCAAGACGGTAACGGACAATTTGTACCTGTTATCGAAATGCTGATGGAAATGAATCCTATGCTCGACGACGCAATTGCAGTCGAGTGTAATAAAGGCACAACTCACCTTCATACGGTGCGTTCAGGTCTACCAGCGGTCACTTGGGGTAAGTTATACCAGGGTATTCCGAACAGTAAAGGCAAACAATCACAGGTTGAAGACACCACTGGCTTCGTTGAAGGTTTAAGTACCATCGACAAACGTCTGTTGGAACTGTCAACAAACGAAGGCGCAGTTCGTCTATCTGAAGCACAGGCTTATCTTGAGTCTATGTCACAGGAAGTCGCAACTAAAATCATCTACGGTGATAGCGCGTCTGATCCTGAAGAGTTCATGGGCCTTGCACCACGCTTCAACAGCTTGGGTGCTGCGAACGGTAACCAGATCATCGATGCCGGTGGTACAGGTGATGATAACACATCAATATGGTTCGTCACCTGGGGTGATAATCAGTGCAATCTGCTTTATCCTAAAGGTACGCAGGCTGGTGTTCAACGTGAAGATATGGGCGAGCAACGTGTTCTTGATTCAGCGGGTGATGCTTATTACGCGAAAGAAGAAAAGTTCACATGGCACATCGGTCTGGCTGTTAAAGACTGGCGTTATGTATCACGTGTTGCAAACATTGATGTAGCATCGATGGCCGCAGGTTCAGTCGCGTTGTATAACTTCATGCGTAAAGCCTATTACAAAGTGCAGAATCGTCGTGTTGCTGGTGGCAAGATGGCGATCTACTGTAACCGTGATGTGCTTGAAGCACTGGATGCGTTGGCTGCGAATGCCGGTGCGTCTGACAGCTTCATTCGTCTGAAGACAGGTACTGACATTCAAGGTAACGAGGTTACTACTTATCGTGGTATCCCGATCCGTGAGTCAGATGCGATCATCAACACTGAAGAACGCGTTGTTTAATCCTGGTAATCAGTGGTCGGTGTAGTAGCCGGTCATTTTATAAATTAATTTAACGGAGAATCATAATGATTTTTTCAGCACAACAACTTTTTTCTGATGACCAGGCTATAACAGCAACGTCTGTTACTAACTCTACCAATGTCATCGATCTTGGCGTAGCTGCTACACCCTACGGTGGTAAAGCTGCATTGAATGATGACGTGGGTAAGGGTGCGGCTATTCCGATCCTTGTTCAAGTCACCGAAGAATTTACTACATCTACTGGTACCGCTCTGATCATCAATATTGAAACAGGTTCAACAACTGCGTTGAACACAGTTATTGCGACTCAGACTATTTTGGTTGCGGATCTTGTAGAAGGTAAGCAAATAAACTTCGGTGTATTGCCACAAGGTGTCACAGAGCGTTATTTGGGTGTTAGTTATCAGTCAGTAACTGCTGTTATGACTGGTGGTAAAATCACAGCCGGTATCACTATGGGTAACCAGACTAACGTCACAGGCGCTTAATTAATTCAGGGACTTCGGTCCCTGTTTTTTAATTTAATTAGGAGCATTTAATATGCCAATTTACAAAGTAATTGCAAAAGGGTTCTTCGATGGACGACTGTACGACCCTGAAGGCAAGCGTAAGACATTATCAACGGATGAACCGTTTAACAAAACAACAAACCCTCTCCCTTCATGGCTTGAGGCAATGGCTGAAGAGACTGACAAACAACGTAAATCACGCAAGGCTGCTGAGAATAAACAGTCTGCTGCTGATAAAAAGAAAGCGAAGGATGATCAAACAGATATCTCCAATGCGAACTTCCTGGGTGATGGTGAGTCAGGTTCTGCTGTAGAAACAATTTAGGAGCACGCCGTGGAAGATGGTCAAGTTAAAATAAAGAAGCAGTCTGAATCATCAATGGGCATGACCTGTTGTTCAGATGACAACTATTACCCGTATGGTACCAGTATCAGTGTTGATGATGACCTTGTTGATGAGTTGGGTGTGGGTAACTTGGCCGTCGGTGATGTGGTTGAAGTACGTGGTTATGCGTTCGTTGATAGCAAGTCGGAGCACAGCAGCGGTGAAGGTTCCAGTAAATCCGTCCGGTTATAGCTTACCTCATTGAAAATAGAACGTGAAAGCGATGATCGCATCAAACAACTCTACGGTAAAGAATCGTAAATTAGAGAGCAGGTAATTATTATGACAGCACAAACACCGATATACGATGACAAACTGGTACCGAATAATACAGGTGTAACCTCATACAAAGCAGACGGCATAGAGAACGTAGACAGTGATGGTAATTCAATAATACCCGTACAGGTAAAATCCGGCACAACTTATACAGCACAATCACTCACAGCCTCCCACGCTTCCACAGCGGTAGAGGTAGCGAACTTCCCTGTACTTGGTGGAATGTCTCTCACCGTTGAATTAGTCGTATCAGTCGCAGCTATAACGGGTCTTGAAATATGGTATCGGCTAAACGCTAATACTGATTACAAGGAGCTATATGTTAATGCGACAGACTTCACAGGCGTTGAAACAAACAACAATCTGATTTCATCCGTGGAAAAACATGATTCTGCTAATGCTCTTATTGCTGATGACCTTAATCTGACAAACCTCGGGGTTGGGGAAAAAGGCACATTCACCTTAGACTGCATTGATCGTGGGAACATCTCATTAAGAGCAACTTCTGTGGCTAGTAATGCAGTAGTAACAACCAACGCGAATAAAACATAATGAGTATCGGACATAGAGACAGGTGCTATAAACCTAAAAACTTCGATATGAATAGCCTGTCAAACTGGGCTAATGATATGGGTGACTGCGTATTGTGGCAAGATTTCAGCGATGTATCTACCATGTACGTTGATAAGACTGACACTGACAACGTTGGCGGTGTGCTTGGTAACAGAGTTGTAACCGTTAAAGATAAAAGCGATGCCGCCACTCCTTGTCACATGCTGCTTAATGGGTCAGACTTTAGTAACGCTGCTATTTATCAGCCTAACGTGCTGAATGGTCGTGGCGTTGTTAATACTAATTTAGGCGCTTCCCCCGCTATTACTGCTGGTGCTGGCACGACTTTAAAGAGTGATTATTCTGCGACAGGGTTTACTCACTTGATGCTTATTAAGCCAGAAGTATATACAGGGGCAGCTATTCTTCTTGCTACTGGCAGAAATCTGGTAAGCGTCAATGGCTTTGATTTCAGAATTCACAGCAATAGCGAATTTCGCTACTTACAAAATGATGGGCAAGCAGTTGCTAACGCTGGATGGATCGTAAATGGTGGGTTTGCAACAGGCGAGTGGAATTTATTAGTTTACCGTTCTGATATAGCGGGTGGTGCTTCGGAAGCAGTAACGACTAGCAGAGATGGTGGAACAGGTGCGCTAAGTGTAGCGACTGCGAATACTCGTTTCCCTGGCGTTGCACCATCTTTACCAGTAACGCACGATTATGAACCGCGCATGTTTTCAGCGACGCATTCCACAGCAGCCAATAGATACAGAGGTTTAATAGCAGAACAAGCTATGTGGGGAGGTGAGAAAACAGATGCAGAGATACTGTACGCCTATAATTTAATGCGGATGAAGTGGGATGTATAAATGGGCGCTAATAGAGTTTACCCAGTAGGTGTTGCCTACCCGGACATATATTTAAATACCTTCCAGAACAAAGGTATAAACAATAAAGGCGGGAAGAACCCAATAAGAGACGTTAAAAACGTTGGCAGTTCCGCTGTATTCCTTTTTCAAGCTAATGAAAATTTACTCGATGAAGATTTAGACTTTGAGATTGTATTCGAGCCTAGAGATAACAATGTTGCACCCGCAACTTATGGTACATGGCAAGATTCGAATGATTCTAGCACTGTTTACCTGGATGATTCAGGATGGGTAAAGGTTACAGGAACGGCTGGTGCTTTAGTAGGTAATGACCTCTCTGATGTGTCGGGGAATTATTTAACAAATAAAGTAAAACTTGGCGACACAGTAACAAATACCACAGGCACACCTGTATCAACAGTTGTTGAATCTGTCACCGAAGGAACGATAGGACTAAAGACTCAGATATTCACAGGGGTAGGAACAGAAACTTATACGGTTAGCACTATGGCATTTCCTACAACGCTAGTTAGTGTAGATGCATATTCCGCTGAACTAGCCCCAGCTGATCCAGGTCGAGATTTCTACATCAAAGATGGTGTTACTAGATACGTTTCACAAATATCCATCATTAATCCTTTGACTGGTTATCCTGTGGAAATGCTGACGAAACCTTCATTAAACAATGTGACAGACTGGGTTGGCTTTAGAAAAGACAATGGTTTTGCTGCGTATAAAATTTATCATAATAAGATGTTGGATTTTATAGAAGAATGGGGCTTTAATAGTATTAGAACAGATGTACCACCAACAGATTTAAGCGTTCAGAATGATGACTCAAAACCGTCCACCCAACACGTGTGGCTGCTAGACCAATGTTTAGCAAGTGGGATAAAGGTTATATTTCAAGTAGGCAATACTCTCGCAGCGTATGGCATGAAGTTGCCATACAACTCACTTACTGACTACGACCAAGCCTATGAGCATGAAGCCATTGTTTTTTATCAAATTGCAGACGAGCCTCATGCAGCAGACGGTGATATTCAAAATACTAAATCTGTAGTAGATGCTTTTCTGGCTAACGTTACACCACATGGAGGAGTAACTAAACCAATTGTAAATGTCGTGTTATACGATGATAGTTCTGAGGGTGATGGAAACAGGTCAATACTCACAATAACAGAGGGCACACCAATCGGTGATGGTAATAGCCCATACACTGCATCAATCGATTATGCTCCGCTACAAAGCACAAGTGGAGTTCTTACTGATAAAGTCACTATATCAGGGACAGCGGCGCATGATGGTACGTTTGATCTTAACAGGGTATTAAATGATGACGTAATGATAAACGATCAAGGTGGGTTGAGTGACTTAGGAACGGGTGGGTCTGACTTACCTTATGTAACGTGGATAGCTCCTAGTAGTATACCGGATGTAGTAGCTGAAACAGACCCGCCGAGCAAAGTAGCTTGGTCTGATTCTGGTGTAGGCGGCGTAACACTAGATGGTATTTATTTCTCTAGCCACGAAAACGAAGAGTATATTGTAAAAATTAATTCATATTTAAGCAGTGATCTAAGCTCTACTCGACGTTACTACATGGAGCGTACTTACGACCCATATAACTGGTATAAAGATAAGAAAGCCCAGCGATCATCAGATAGTCTTAGGTTAGATGAAGAACGAGACCAGCCTAACCCGTTTTATTTCATAGGGCAGAATCATGGTTTTGAAAAACCAGCATTCACACCTGTTGTTAATGCTTATGGTGATTTGCAGGACGGTGTAGGTAAAACGCCAGCTAATCTAGTGCGTATTCCAACAAGAACAGAAAACTTGCTGCAAATGTTATTAGCTTTCTCGTGGGGAACTATAGGATTCTCCCATTATCCAACTTTAACTAACTGGAATAGTACCTTCAGTCAACTGCAGGTTTCCTTAGTTGATTCTGATTTAGTGACAGTTAGAGCGGGCTATGATGGATCATTCCCGATATATGCTTGTAAAGATTTCGGGACAATGATTAACATGACTGGGGTTCACGCGGTTGCGATGAACTGGACGTATGACAATACCCGTACAATAACCAGTAGTGTACCTATTGTGTTAGCGATTCCTAGAGCTACAGCTACAGATGAATTCTGCATGGTAGTTAATCAAGATGTTATTAACCCGCAAACCGCCACTATTAACTTAGGTAAATCTGTAGCCACTGTAACCGACTTATTTACAGGCACAACCTACACACCTAATGGCAGTACGCTTGATATTACATTAACAGCGGGTAATGGTGCGATGTTTGAATATGGCGCTGACTATGTTGAAGCTGATACCCCGATAGTAGGTACTGGCGGCGGCGGTAGCTTGACACTTAATCAAACGATTTATAGGTTAAGACGGCAATGAAATCACCCAAACAATCAAAAGAACGCAGGCGCGGAGGTGCTAGATGTACGCATTAAGTAAAAATTCAAAAGAGCGGCGCAAAGGCATTGATAAGCGATTGATAGAGATTAGCGAATTAGCTATTCAGATTACTAACACACACAACCAGGAACTAGATCATGGCCAGTGAAGTACAATTATGTAATTTTGCCTTATCGAACATTCGAGCAGGCACTATCTCAGCGCTTGATGAAGCAAGTCTGCCAGCGACACAGTGTAATTTAAAATACACGACGATCCGTGATCGGATGCTGAAGGAGATGTGGGGATTCAATCGCAAGATCGATGCGCTGGCTGTGCTCACTTCGACATTGTATAACTGGGCGTATGTGTACCAGTATCCGTCCGACTGTTTAAAGATCAATCGTTTAATCGGTGAGCAGGAAGCATTGGATAGTTCAACATCGAGCGTGGCTTCACGTATGCGTGATGTTCAGTTGCTGTCCATACGTGGCAGTATTCCGAAAATACCTTATGAAGTGTTCAACATCGCTGGCAACAAAGTCATCGGCAGTAATGATTCAGGGTTACAGATTGAATATGCTGCGCGTATTACTGATGTGAACCTGTTCAGTGATGATTTTAAACTGGCGTTCTCACACCTGATGGCCTCTGAGATAGCGATTGCTGTCGTCGGTGGCAAGATGGGGCGTGAGTTTCGTGATGATGAATTAAAACTGTATAATGGTTACCTTAATGCAGCCATCGCTGATAACATGAACGAAGGTTATCAAGAACCTCGATTGAGTGAATTTGAACTAGCCCGTCGTTAATCAGGAGTTAAACCATGCCAGAGTTGATACAGCGTAGCTTTACCTCCGGTGAGATATCACCGTCGTTACAGTCACGTGCTGATACGGTTAAATATTCAACGGGCCTGAATCTGTGTGAGAACTTCTTTGTCCGGGCGCAGGGTGGGGTGTATTCTCGCCCTGGCCTACGTTTCGTCGGTGAAGTAGATGACTCAACGAAAGTCGCTCGACTAATACCTTTCAGCTTCAACACAGAACAAACATATATGCTCGTCTTTGAGCACCTGAAGATGTACGTGGTCAAGAATGATCCGTCCACCGGTTACAGTGGTTACGTGCTTGCGGGTGCTGGCCCTGCTTTATTTGTACTGACAACTCCCTACACTGAAGCACAGCTGTCACGACTGAGTTACACGCAGAACGCTGACGTGATGACTATCGCACATCCTGATCACGATCCACGTAACCTGAGTCGAACGGCGCATGACGCGTGGGCGCTTGCTGTAATTAACTACGCATCATCAGTGACTGCACCGACGTTCAGTGCGAATACGGTTAAGAACATATCAGCGATGAGTCAAGATAACCCTTGTCATGTAACCACCAGCGCGACGCATGGTTTTGTAACAGGTAATCTGATTGCTATTGCAGGTGCAGGTGGTTTGACTAGACTCAACGGTGGCACTTATCGAATCACCGTCACTAGCGGAACGACTTTTCAAGTCGATGGTGAGAGCACTGTGGGTGATGGCCCATACACCTCCGGTGGTACAGTGACACGATCAGATGCGGCAACTACTGTCGGTTCAGGTTTCGGTACTTATGACAAGAATTATGCGTATGTTGTTACTGCAGTTGATGCCGATGGTATTGAATCACTTGGATCTGCTGCGGCTTCAGTGACAAGTAAATCGTTGTCAGTCACAGGCGGTGTGCGGTTGAATTGGGGCGCAGTCGCAGGTGCGGATCATTACCGGGTATATAAAGATCCATCGAATAACAGTCTGGTTTATGGCTGGATCGGTGATTCTAAAAACAACACGTTCGATGATTATAATAAATCACCGATAACCAGCGATGCACCACCAGAAGATAGACAACCGTTCACCGGCGTGGACAATAAACCGTCGGTCGTCAGTTACTATCAGCAGCGTCAGGTGTTCGCTAATACAAACAATGAACCCCAGGCAACGTTCACCACACAAACTAACGACTTCAGATCACTGAGAACATCGGACCCGGCGCGTGATGCGGATGCGGTGACATTTACCATTGCAGCACAACAGGTCAATGAGATACGTCATATCATATCGCTTGATGCAATGGTGTTGTTGACTTCCGGTGGTGAATGGAAAATCACAGAAGGTCAAGACGAAGTGCTCACACCATCGACTATCGGTGCAAAAATACAAGGATACAACGGTGCTTCCTGGGTGAAGCCGGTGATCATCAACAGTACAGCGGTGTTCCTACAAGAGAAAGGTGCGCGTGTTCGTGATTTAGGGTATGAATTTTCCAGTGATAAGTACACCGGCAACGACCTGTCATTGATGTCAGAACACCTGTTTGAAAATCACAGTGTTATAGAGATGGCTTATGCAGCTGAACCTTACAGTATCCTCTGGTGCGTGCGTGACGACGGTGTGATGCTGGGTTTAACTTACCAGCGTGAACACCAGGTATGGGGCTGGCACCAACATACAACCGATGGATTGTTCGAATCCGTGGCTACGATCAGCGAGAACGGGCGCGACACTGTCTATGTGATCGTCAAACGCACCATCGGTGGTGTCACTAAACGTTATGTCGAGCGACTTGAAGCACGTGAAAAGACGACTGCATCTGACTGTTTCTATGTGGATTCTGGTCTGACTTACTCCGGCGTGGCTGCAACAGTTATCAGCGGCCTTGATCATCTCGAAGGTGAAGTGGTCGTTGCGCTGGCCGACGGTAACGTGGTGGAGAACTTAACTGTCACATCAGGCGCTATCACACTTCCTGACGCTGCTGAAAAAGTGCATGTCGGGCTGCCTTACACACCAGCCATTGAATTACTTGACATCGATATCGCATCACCTACAGACACATTGAAGTCAAAGTCAGTATCAGTATCAAAGGTCACCATTGACGTTGAAGGTACACGCGGTGGGTTCGTCGGTGGCAAAAAAGATCCGACGGATACTATCCCGATGACGTTCCAGGAGATTGTACCCCGGTACGTTTCTGATGCGTATGATGTGATTGCATTGAAGAGTTATAAACAGGAAGTCACGACCGATCCGCAATGGAGTAAAGGCGGCGGTGTGCGTATTGAGCAGCGGTCACCGTTACCTATGGCGATATTATCAGTTATTCCTGATGTAGATGTTGGCGGTAACTAAGCTGGTCAGACCGACGCAGGCATTGATCGAGGTCATTGCTGCTGATATGCGACAGGCTGATGTTGATGAGATACGTGCGTCGAGTAACCAGTCACCCATTGAATCGTTGATGAAAGGGTGGGAGATATCAGATTTTTCCGTTATAGTGCTGGTGAACAATGTGCCATGCGTGATGCTTGGTTTGGTGATTCGTGATATATTGTCGGGAACAGGTGTGCCGTGGATGCTTGGCACTGATGACGCGTTGAAACATAAGCGGGAATTTATAAAACAAGTCCCTGCTGTAATTGATGAGATGTTGAATATTTGCCCTATGTTATTTAATTATGTTCATGTTGATAATAAAGTCAGCGTCAGATGGTTAAAACACATAGGCTTCACATTTGAAGATGCTGCACCACATGGTTATGCAGGTGAAATGTTTCATAAGTTTTACATTAAGAGGATCGACTGATGTGTGAACCAACAACTATCCTGATGGTGACATCAATGGCGATGGCCGCTAAAGCCTCAGTCGATCAGGGTAAGTTCCAAAAAGGAACGTCACGATATAATGCACGTGTTGCACAGAACGCAGCACAAGACACACGTAATGTGGCCAATGAAGCTGAGAACACTCAGCGACGTAAGACGGCTGAACTACTCTCTAAACAAAAAGCCCAGCTTGGTGCGGCTAATATCGACCTGACATCCGGTTCAGCATTGCAGCTGCAAGAAGATACGAAGCTGCTCGGTGAAGCGGATGCCATGCGGATACGCAGTAACTTCGATTCGAAAGTCAAATCCCTCAACACTGGCGCAGATCTTACCCTGGCGCAAGGTGACTATGCTGAAACAGCTGGCCAGAATATAGCAGCAGGTACTATCCTCGCTGGGTCAGCAAGCATAGCCAACACCGGTGTGGCTGATAAATGGCTAACACCTGACAGTGCTGCGCTGGATATCAGTTTTAATTCACCCGGCACTACGCTCTATTTAGGACGGTAACAATGCCTAAAATAGCCACGTACGAACCGAACCAGGTACAGTCCACCGTAACAGCACAGCCAACGGCGCAGGACGCTCCTGCTGCTGCGTTCGGTGCGCCGGTCGCAGAAGGTGCGCTGAAACTTGCTGCATCAGCGTTCGAACTTAAAAAGCGGGTAGACACTACCACTGCTGAAGAGACACTGGTCAATTTTGAACGTGATAAGAACGCGATGTTCTTTAATCCTGATAACGGATACTTCAACACATCCGGGCGTAATGCTTATGATGGATCAGCGGATGCGATGAAGAACCTCGAAACGCTGAAAACCAAGTACGGTGAAACGCTCGGCCCTCAAGCGAAGCTGATGTTTGACAAAGCCGCCGGTGTGCATATTGCACGTGGTCAGATGGATATCGAGCGTCATTCAGCTAAAGGGCTGAAGACATGGGAAGTGGCCACCATCGAGTCACAGATCGAGAACACCATCGAGAACGCGTCATTGTATTATGATGATCCTGAACGGATGAAGGTGCAGAACATCGTCGGTCGTCAAGCGATCATTGACTCATCTGAGATGATGGGTATCGGACCAGAGGCCACTGCTGAGAAACTTCAGACGTTCAACTCTGCATTCGTGCGTGGTGCAGTCGAAGCTGCAACACAGGTCAGTTCATCGAAAGGTCAGGAGATTCTTGACAGTATGGGTGATAAGTTAGAAGGCCCGGACAAAGTGAAGATGGATAGACTCATCGAATCGAAAGCGAAAGTCGAAAAGGTAAAATCAGATGCAGAATTTGCAGTTATCACAGCCGGTACTCTGCTTGATAAATATGACACCCGCGCTGAGATTCAAGAAGAAATAAAAAAGATTAAAGATCCTGAACTACAAAAGAAAACGATGGCTGAGTCGATGAGTCGGTTTAGTCAGAAGAAAACAGCGGATAAAGAGATTGAAGCGGAGCATTACAATACAGCCATCGGCGCTGTGAACGATGGTCTGACATCCACACAGGTTGAAGCACAGAACCCTGAAGCGTGGCTCGGCATGTCTGATCTGCAACGTAACAACATCAAGTCAGGCAAGCACATGGTGACTGATCAACAGCTGTTCCTTAAACTGAGATCATTACCCCCTGCTGAAAGAGCTAAAATTAATGTGGTTGACTATGCTGCTGACCTTCGACCGGTTGATTTACAGAAGTTACAGACTGAAGTTAACGCCGCTAAAGAAGGTAAATCAGGCAGTCGTGTCAAGTCGCTTTCGACTAAATCAATGAGGGCGGCTGAAGATACGTTCGGTGATAGGGTGAAGTGGGCGAAGAGGTCCGGTGGCATGACTGATGTCGGTAATCGTGCGAACCAGTTCCTGACGGATTTGCAGGATGCGATTGCTGAATTTGAGTCTGGTAATGATGGTCGCTTAATCACACCGGCTGAAGAAAATAAGTTGATCGGTGATTTCACACGTGAGATTACGGCTGAACGTTCGTTTATGGGTGTTGATCTGTTTGCATTTGATACCGTTATCGATCCGAAGACTACACCACCGAAAGATATGCGAATATTGAACCAGATTATCGATGCCACACCAGATATTGACAAAGCGGATCTGAGTGATGCTTATCAGTTCTTGATTGATAATGATCAACCTGTCACAGTGCAGTCACTCAAAAAAGTTTATTCACAAGGTGCTCAATAAATGGCATTTGACGCAAGTAAAGTTGATCTAGGTTCACTGTCACAGATATCACCTGATGAAGAGATTGATAAGAAGTCGGAGTTCGACTTCACCGGGCTGCGTAGTACGTCTAAAGATGACGCTCTGAACTTGAACCTGAGTGAAGCGGTCAAGGTTAATCCCGAACAGCACGCACGCACACTTGATCTGAGTAAGCAGTCAGGTATCCCGGTCATCGGTGTACAGTCTGATCCTGATGCAGTTGAGCGTGATCTGAAGCGGTCGAAGTTCGACTTCACCGGGTTGCGTGATACCCATCCAGCTACAGCGAAACATTTCAGTAATCTTGATAATGCGATCATTGCCCAGGATGACATCGACACAATGAAGTCGATTGAAGGGTTGCTGAAGGGTACACCCATCACACGATTGCAAACAGCAGGTAGTCAGTTTGTACGTGGTGCATCCAGTGTGCTGAGTTCTGTACCAAAAACAATCGATGTGATCAATGCTGAGTTGACCCGTAAATCCGCAGTGATCACATCACCTGAGTTATATCTTGAATTATTGGGTAAGTCAGCAACCGGTGATGACGCTGCTAAGAAAGCGATGGAAGCAGTGTTCTCAACTGATCCACGTAATATGATCGGGTTTAAAGCGGCGGCTGAGTTTGATAATTATATTAATGAATCGTTCGCAGTCAATCCTGAATTTGAAAAAGAATTTATATCAGGTGTTGTCCCTCAAGGTTTAGGTAGTGCTATCGGATTTATGGCCGCAACAGTGATCACCGGTGTTGGTGGTGGTGCTGCGTTGGGTTATAGCGCGAACGCATCAAGTCAGTTTGAAGATGCACTGAACAACGGTGCATCGATCCATGATGCCACACGTTCATCGAACCTTGCGGGTGTTGTTGGTTTCTCTGAAGTGGTGCCTATCGCTAATCTACTCGACCGGCTCGATAAAGGAACGGGTGGTTTGATCAAGCGTACGATTATCAACGGCCTGAAACAAGGTGGTGAAGAAGCGGTTCAGGAAACAGCGCAAACAATATGGTCGAACCTGATTGCCTATGACCTGGTTGAATATGATCCTGAACGCAAACTGTTCACCGGCACTGGTGAAGGTGCTGCTGCAGGTTTCACCGTCGGTTCGATCATGGGTACGATATTCACACTGGTCACTGGTGTGAAGCTGCGTGGTGGTAAAGCGGATGCAGTAACCAAAGATGAATCAGAAAAAGAAACGAAAGGTCAGGGTGAGCAGGTCGCTATCGATCAAATACATCTTGACGCAGGGAACTCACGATTGCGTGAGCGTAACAAAGAATCATTTAAACAGTTTGTCGAACAGGCAGATGGTGAGAACAACACAAAAGTATTTATCGATGGTGCACAGGCATCACTGTATCTACAGTCGAAAACAGAACAGGAGATTGAAGCTGATCCTGCACTGAAGATCCTTTCTGAACAGGCACGTGAAGCGGCTTCGCTGGGTGTTGATGTTCAGATACCTGTTGCTGACTTCGCCACTGAGATTGCAGGTACGGATCATTTTGAACAGTTGCGTGACAGCATGACACTCAGTGAAGAGACGACTGCACCGTTCCGTCAGGAGCAGATGAAGCAGGAGAGTGAGACATTTATTCAGAAGCTGATGGATGAAGCGGATGTGCAGTCCAGTGAGTTCATTGAAGCACAGGAAATATTCACTGCTGTTCGTGACCAATTAGTTGACTCAGGTCAAGTAAACGCCAGTAATGCGTCAATCATGGCGCAGGTAGTGCCAGCCTGGACTACATCGAAAGCACGTCGTGAAGGTAAGACAGTCAAGCAGGTGTACGAAGAACAAGGGTTCACCGTCGAAGGTCCACAAACCGGTGAGCGTGCGCGACTTGAAGGTGAGCAGGTGTTGTCGCAGG